TCGTAGGCTATGGCCCTCCATTCTATGAGTTGCCTATAACTGAAGCTGTATATGGAACTCCAAGAGTTCGCTATCAACTACACGATCTTCTCGCATGGGAAGAAGCAAACGGAATCACCCCTATCAATCACTTTTAACAAATGTCAAACTCCGCTTTCTCGGCACGTTTTCGTGTCGTTGGGAATAATAGTCCCAAACAAAATGCACCAGAAAAAAATTTAATCATTGATCTTTCTTGTGATGAAGCTGTAAAAGCTGCAAACTATATTTTGCAAATGGTCGATAATGCAAAAATAGAAGATACAAAAATTAGAGTTTATTCAAGCAAATCAGAATATGATGAGGTATCTGGTTTTTCGATCTGGGGCGGTATGTGGGGCAACTCAGGCAGAATCCAGCCTATGCCACCAAAGCAAGCTTCTGAGAGGACTGTAGATGTCCCAGCTAATCAACCTGAGCTACCAGATGATCTTCCTTTTTAACTATGTCAACTTATCAACTCCCAAGCAATCCTTATATCGGACAAATCTTTTATCACCCAGACACTGAGAAAACTTATGAATTTTGTGAATGTACTAAGACTGATGTATTAACTGGATTAGTTACTGATGGCCCTTGTTGGATTGATATTACAGATAAAGATTTAGTTCCCTGACTTCTTTCCAAACAAAATAAACTTAATGCGGCTCATAAGAGTCGCTTTTTTATTGGATTTCTTTCTTAATTTAAATATTTGCTCTTGTTGCTGGCATATGATTTCCAAAGCACTAGCTATGAAGGCCGCTTGATTAGAGTTAGTTTTTAGCAAATGTATTGTATATGGCTTTAATTCCTTTATATCTGTTAATTGTTCTATGGCAGCAATAGACTTCTTAACCTCAAACTCTTGCTCAAGGCTTACACCAGCAGTTAATACTTGCATAATGTTTTTCATTAGACGCTAGGCCATAATTTTTCTTTAACCAGCTTTACTATCTCGTCATCAATATCTGTTTCTGTGGAAGCACTATAGTCCTCCAAAAGAGAAATGACTAAAGATTTTATCGCATTTGATTTGACGAAAAATTTTAGTATTGGCTTGATAACTCTAATCATTGAATTGTTTGTTTTTCCAAACATAGCACTGATTATTGGATTTTGCCTTCTATCCTACTGACCGCCTGTGATAGCTTATTAAGTCGGTTGTATATATCTATTATTGTTTTTTCTCTTCGGTTACTCATGTTAGACAAAACCATAACAAAAGCTGTAGCCGCTGCTCCTATTAACGCTGCTTGTACCTCTGTCATTTGCTTAAATCCTTAATTATGTCTAGTATGACTAATAAAAGCACTTATGGCAGAACCACTAAAAGAAAATAAAAAAGGAGTCTGGTCAAAATTACAAGAAGCAGTACCAGATCGTGAAGAACAGTTTGAATTTGTATCACTAGCAGTTCGGCTTATTTTACTTTTTTGGGCGACAGCGATGTTGTCATTATCGTACTTAGATTTGTCAAAATTGGGGATACCACAACAAAAAATTGACCCGACCTTCATAGCTTCGGTTTTTGTAGGGTTAGCTTCTAGCTTTGGAGCTTCTATTACACAAAAAGGAAAAGAAAATGGCGGTAAAAATGGCAAAAGTGTTAAAGCTGAATTACAAGAAGTGTTAGGCACGACACAGTTAGTTAGAATAGATACACCTATAAAATTAATAGTAGATCCTAGACAGGACAAAAAATGAAAAAGTTTCTTTTACTTGCAGCATTACTAATGCCAGCGGCCCACGCAGACCTCATTCACAAAATGACTAGCTCTGTACAACTTACAACAGATGGTGCTTATACCATTGGAGAAAGAGGAGCAAGTACTTACAGTGTTTCAGGTTCAAATATAAAAGTTGCATCAGACAGCGATCACTTTGGAAAATTAGTAGCCCCAGCAAGTGCAACCGCAGCAGCAACTCTTGATCTTGGAACCTATGATATAAACACAGCAGGTTCAGCTTTTACTTTTACAGAAAGTTGGAAAACTGGTGATGTGGCTTACTCAGTTGGTTCTGGAGTGGACGTAACTTCTGGAGTGATAACGGATCTACCTGTTCTGAGCAAAACAACCAGTTATTCCGGAGGAGTTGCTGGATCTTTAGCTGGTACTGTTTTATCTAATAACACAAATACTTGTACCGCTGGAGGTGCTGGTACTACTTGTATCGGTCAATTTGTTACAGAGTTGAGTATTCTAGATTAATGAAATGGTTTAGTGTTTTTGTTTTATTTATATCTAACCCACTGTATGCAATCCCTGTGGTGCCAAATTTTTCTCAAGGGTCATCTTTTTCAACTACTAGAACAACCACTAATATCAACGAACAGATCAAAACCGTTGAATTTTCAGGTTCTACATACAGCGTTACAGGAACTGGAGTCAGTGCTGACAGTAGCATTAGTCCGAAATATAATGACTTACAAACTACTTTAAATGGTGAAACCTATACATGGAAGCAAGTAGATTTAGACAACAAAGCAAACTTTTCACTAACAACAAATGGGGCAGCCTTTCAATTTACAGAAGTCTACAAGCAACCTTCAGTAAGCAGAATCACAGATCTTACCAGACAAATAACAAGCGAAAGCGTCACAGAAACTACTACAGTCTTCTCCCAGTAATAGCTAGTCTTTTTGGACAACCAGTTTTAGCAAATACCTCTAGTACAGCGGCCCCTGTAGCACAATCTAGCTCGTCAGTCTCTAATCAAGCTGTACAAGTATTACAGGGAAATCTTATTGAATCACAGTTCGGTGGTGGTGTTGTTTGCCAAAATTCAATGCTCACTATTTCTCCGTTTGTAACTACCACTTACAACCAAAAACGCCCTCAGGATCTTAGATACAGCACGCCAGTGTACAACATGGCAACTGATGATTCAGGAAATCTCACCAATGCAGGAGAAATTTTATATCAACAAGAAAACTACTCTGCTAATAAAGATAATCTAGGAATTAATTTTGGTATAGCTGCAACGTTTTCTATTCCTTTAGGTCGTGCTTATCAAGATGCTTGTTTAAAGTCAGCTACTACTCAAGAGAAAATACAAAATCAAATATTAAATAACAAAATGCTAGATTATGAATTGGCAAGATTGAAAAACTGTGGCGAGTTAAAAATTACAGGAATAGAATATCACCCAGAAAGTCCATATCATTCTATTTGTGCAGATGTTTTAGTTAAACCACAAATGGGTCAAGTTATACCGCATACTCATAAATTAAAATGAACAACTGCTTGGGAGCCTAAGTCCAATACTTAGGGACAGCAAGCTTCAAACCTTTTACTGGTTTTGGTTGTTCAATGTTACAAGGGATAATAGAGGGGCAGTGATTCGTGGCACACGCAATGCTTCCAAATATGCCTTACTCTCCTTGTATTAGTTATTATACTTCTTTTTTCTCTTTTGTAATCTTTTTCTTTAATTTTTTAAATATTGTAGAAATTAGCTTTTTTATCAAAGGAGCCAAAATCGCAGAGCCACCAGCAACCACACCCAACAAAGAAGTAGATATAAGACTTTGAGGTGTACCAATAAAAGTTTCTCTGAATGGTACTTCTTCCCAATTTTCGACACACTCAATAACTCCATTTATTTCCATTTTGGAATAAAAGTCAAATCTAAACAGCCTTTTATCATTTCTGTAATCTCCTTTCATAAACTGTGGATTTAAAGGTGGACAAGGTATATAAAGTTCATCTTCTTTTTTCTTCTTTGGTATTTTTGGTTGTATTGGTCTTTCAACAGTTTTCTGTTCTGCTTTATTTGTAAGAGTTGATTGAGTTCCGCTGAAATACATAGGAGTGTAGTTTAACGGCTCATAGCTTGGCATCTGTGTTCCGCACTCAATGACAGTACCGTTCTCATCAATATCTATTTCAGTAAATAAATTATTTCTATGAACTTTTATACAAGCTGGATAATCAACAATTAATTTTGGTACTTTTTTTATTCTTGGAATAAATGGTTCATAAACTTGTACTTTAGGAATATTTATTTCTTGAATTTTAATCTCAGGCATTAACAATCGTTAAAGTCAGAAGCCATATTTGCACCTAATTTACCGCCTTCTCTTCTAGCTTGATTTGTAGCAAAACCAGATAAGAACCAACCAACAAGAGGAACATTAGATAATGAGGTTGCAAGTCCTGTCCCTGTAGCTACTGACGTTCCAATCAATTCTCCAGTTGACTCACCTTTAGCTCTTTCTTCAATACAGGCTATTTGTTTTGCTGTTAACTCACCATTATTAACAACAGTTATATCTTTTTCTCCCGCTATTTTTTGAGTTTCTTTTGTAGATAAAGCCTTACTAGCACCTAAGAACCCTGCTGGTTTCCTCGTAGACTCTAAACTCGCTATTATTTTTGGGTCATGCATACGATGTCTGATTCTATAACCTTGCATATCAGCTTCAATCTCATATGTAGAATATTTACTAACAGGTAAATCAAACATAGGTAGATTAGATTTCTTGCTTAATAAGCTAATTGTATAAAAATTAGAAGCAACAAAAATAGTTCCGAGTCCTACTGATATTCCTTTAATAATATTATTCATACAAATTTAAAATTTAGGTAATGATTTTGTAGGTAATGATGGCCCTGTCATCTCTGGTAAACCTTTATCTAATACATTTGGAAGTAGTGATTTTACCTCCTCAAGTATTTTATTCATAACCTTTTGTTGTAGTTGAGGAGATTGGATGTACCTGTATGTTACGAAGGAACCCCCTAAAATTCCTAAAGTAAGAATTGTCGATAAAATAGTTAAACCGTCAAGAATTTTTCTAATCATGATTAAAGATTCAGTAATACGAGCTTGCTCAATGATGAGCATAGTTGTTCTGCTTTTGATTGTAGCTCTAAGTCCTCTCTACGTCACTATGGGCCTAATGACTAGACAAATGACTACTGAAACTAAATAATTAATTTATTTCGATGAAATTTGCTCTTACAAGAATTTGAGCAATATTTTTTTCTTTGCTCCATTGTGTAAAAAATTTTATTGCAATGCCGACAGTTTTTTTCTATCCCTTTGCTGCTATCTTCTCTAATTGCTTTTTTTCTAAATCTGCCTGTTGTCTATCTTCCAAAATTGCGTTAATGGCAATAGCTCTATTTTCACAATTTTTTTGTACTTGTATAGCTTGATTATAATTTTTTTCAATTTCTTGAAGTTCTTGTTTTAGTTCTTCAGTTGTTTTACGAGTCATAATAAAAAGTATTTTTTCTATTCTAGCTTGATTCTAATGCAGTGACTCTAGCTTCTAATTCTTTAAATGCTGCGATGAGCATTGGAGTAAATTTACCATAATCAATAGTTTGATAGTCTGGTTCAGTAATACTTGAATCATCATATTTTGTTCTAGTGCCATCTTTTGTACCTGTTACTAAATCATCAAAATAACCTGTTTCTTGTACTTCATGTGCAATAAAGCCAGTTACAAATTTATCAGTATTATTTATCCATTTAAAATTAACTGGATTTAATGCTTTTAATTTTGTTGTTGCATCAGTTATAGAATTTATATCTTGTTTTAATCTATAGTCTGAAGAGGAATTATATGAAACACCGCTTCCATTTGTGTTTATACTTCCAACAAAGCCTCCATTATACTGAAATTCACCTATATTTCCCGTCCCAGCAGAAGCTAATCTATTGATAAACAAAGCTGTTCCATAACCACTACTACTTTTAACAATGGTTACTGCTTCAAATCCACTACCGCTTCGATATGCAGACCAACCAGCAGAACTTAATGTTCCAGCGGAGGCAGCGGAATCATGAAAGTTTACAGCTTCTAGTGTTGAAACATCTATTGTTGAAGGTAATCTTGCATTAGCTAAAGTTCCAGAAGATAAAGCTCCTGCATTTGTTTGTTGACTTGTAATATATCCAGCACCATTTGTTAACTGGTTGTTATTTGTTGGAATTGTAGGTTTACTTGACAGGTCATTATAAGAGCCTGAGAAAGTGCTTGTCCCTATTCCAGAAACTGTTAAATTTGACAAGCCTGACCTACCAAGTGTTAAAGTACCGCCACTGAATGAGGCAGAACTAACAAAATTATTTGTAGCTGAAGTAATATAACCAGCACCATTAGTTATGTTGTTGTTATTAAGAGATATATTTGCAGAACCATCAAAACTAACACCTGCGATAGTCCTTGCTGTAGCAAGTGTAGTTGCTGTACTAGCTGCTATTCCAAGAGCATCTATATCTGATTTTGTTTGGTCTGCTGTTGCTCCGTCTTCTACGTTAAGCATAGTGCGAACATTAGCAGGGGTAATTTCCTCTATTGAACCAGCACCACTTGAATCTCTACCTAAAATTCTGTCAGTAGCTGATACATTTTGGATTTTGGAATAAGTAACAGCATCATCAGCAATTTTTCCTGTAGTAATATTTAGGTTAGCTATTTTTGCTTCAGTGACTTCACCAGCAGCAATTTTAGCTGCGGTTACAGACAAACTTTGTAAAGCATTATTATCTACAGAATTAGCAGATAACTTTGCACTGTTAACAGCATCATCAGCAATTTGATCTGAATTAACGGCATCATCAGCAATTTTTGCTTGTGTAACAGCATCATCAGCAAGTTTTGCCGTTGTTACAGCACCGTCAGCAATACCGCTACTACTACCGCCTCCTATTTCTTTTATGGTTCCACCATCATTGACATACAATTTTTGTGCTGATTTATCAATAGCAACTTCGCCATCAACAATATCACTAGTAGTAGGTGTGCTTGTACCTCTTTTTAATTTTATTTTATTTGCCATTAAGTTTTACCTCCTATGGTTTAAAATGTTCCGCCCTCTACATCAAAGCCTGATGTAGCACCATCCTCCAAAAATGTAACCAAATCAGTTAGTGCTACTTGTTTCATCGTACCAGCATCATTCATTACCATACGATCTGCTGTGGCTAGTGTTGTTGAAGTAGCGGATGTGCCTCCATCCATAATATTCAACTCAGTAGTCGTTGCAGTAATGCCATCCAAGACGTTCAGATTTGCAGTCGATAAAGTCGCCCCATCTAATATTGCAACTTCAGTAGCAGTTAATAATGCCAATGCAGCAGCAGCACCAGTTTGACAGCTAGATAAAGCAGTGAGGTCAGCATCCGCAGCTTGTTTTGCATCTAATTGAGTTTGTATGCTTGATGTAGCATCTACTCTGTTGAGTTGAGCTGTGGTTAAAGTTGCGCCATCAAGAATTTGTATTTCAGACTCGGTTAAAGCAGCTAAAGCAGCAGAACCACCAGATTGACAACTAGATAAGTTATCTAAATCAGCATCATAGGCTTGAACTTGGCTCCCAATGCTGACCCCAAGACTTGCTCTTGCAGTAGATCCACTTTCAAGTACAAAGTTTGAGCCATCACCAACGATAAAATTACCATCAGAAGGTGTAAGTCCAGCAATATCTGTTAATTGTGCATCAAAAGCCTGTACATTAGTTCCAATTACAAGACCTAAAGCTGTTCTTGCTGCACTTGCACTTGTAGCACCAGTTCCACCGTCACTAATAGCAAGAGTACCTGTAATAGAACTTGCAGCTAAATCAACAGCTAACTCATTAGATTCAATAACAAGACCACCGTTAGATTTTGAATCTACTGAAATAATGTTTCCATTTTTACTGATACCGTCACCAGCAACTGGGTTCCCTGCACCTGAGAACTGCGTGAAAGTTAAATTATTTGTTCCGACAACTGCACTTCCTTTGTTAGTCGTACAGACAAAAGAATTATCAGAATTAGTAGTTCCTTGATCTACAAATACAAATACAGAAGAAGCATCATCTCCAGCAGCTAAATCATCAGTTCTTGCCCATGTACTTGCTTTGCAAAGATACAGTCCATTTTCTGTTGCTGTACTTTGGTTCTTGACCAAAACTCTTTCGTCAGCAGAAACCGCTACACCATCAATAGTCTGCGTACCAGATAAAGTAATATTTGCTGTTGTTGCAACTTTTACAGCTTCTTTAACGTCTAATCCTTGAGCAACCCCATCAACATATCCTTTTGTTGCAAAGTGAGCATCAGCAGTAGGAGTAACTCCCGAAACTGTACTTGTAGCAGAAGCTAATTGGTCAAGTCTATTTACTTGAACACCAGCATCAAAGTCAGATATTTTTGTATGTGCGATAGAAGGAATATCAGCAGCAACTAAAGCTCTAAATGTAGGAGCAGCATCACTTCCTGTTGTAGGTCCAGCAAGTATTTTATTTGCGTTCTGTGTAACTGTCTTACTTACAAAAGCTCCAGAACCACCAACGGTAATAATTGAACTTGCAGATGGTGGGGTAGATCCATTATCGCCAAAACCATAATATAATTTCAGGTCATTTTCATTAAAAGCTAATTCAGATGGAGATAAACTTGAAGGCGCACCAGCACTACCACTAGCTGCTCTTTTTTTAATTCTTATAGTGTTGGACATGACCTAAAAATTTCCTCCGTTAACAAGTTTGAGAGTGGTTACATTGTTATCTAATATAACTTTACCACTACTTGCCTGATAGTACATCACTGAATTATCAACTTTATTACTATGATCTAAAGCTATATCAAAACCTTGACCCTGCTCTCCTTGAGGGCCAGCCGTTTTAACAGTTACTACTCTTGTTTCACCATTAACAGTAACGGTATTTTTGTTTTGTGTGATGCTTACATTGCTCATTAGATAGTTGTATATCCCTCACTTACAAATATATTACCTTCTAAATAATATTCTCGCTCGGAAGATCCATTTAAAATTAAAAGGTCATAAACTAATTCATCTGGCGTGAATTGTAAAGTTTGGACATGGGTTAAACTCATAGAAAATTCACCATTAGTTCTGTTTGTGTAATCAATAGTAAAATCAGCATATTTACCAGTTCTATCTTTATTCCAGACTTGAGCAGCAATAGTAAAACCAGTTAAATTAACAGCAGCGTCAGTGCTGTCAGTTATTCTAATTAGCTCCTTATGATCTGATCTTCTTTGAACAGTAAAATCATAAGTTCCAGCAATAATGGCCATCAGCTTCCCTCTAGTGCAGCAACTTTAGTTTCTAATGTTTCTATCTTAGCAATTGCTTCCTGTAATGCACCGACAACTAAAGGCACTAGCTTTGAAGTGTCAATAAATTGATATTTAGCCTTACCATCGCCATCAACCTCATCTTTTGTACCCGATACAGAATTTGGCACTATTTCTGATAATTCGTGAGCTAAAAAACCATCAACAGTTCCTTCTTTGTAAGTTTTGTAATTATATCTAATGGGCTTCATTGCTTTAAGTCTAGTTATACCATCACTAAGTGCAACTACATTTTCTTTTAGTCTATAGTCAGACGCTTGACCATTTACAGAAATTTGAGTTCCATTATTGGCAAGTTGTATTCCTCCAACTGCGCTACCACCGTATTGAAATTCCAATAAATTTTTATTGTTATCTACATTACCAAGAATATTAATGAATAATGCAGTTCCTAGATTATTGCCTTTTTTAACAAGAGCCAAAGCCTCAAAATCCGCACCATTAGTGCCACTATTAGAGAAAGCAAAGCCATTAGCACTTAAAATAGCTCGGTCATGGTCATGAGAAATTAGGCTGCCTTCTTCAGTTCCAGCCCCTTTAATTGTTAATCTTTCTGTGCTGTCTGTTTTAAACATAATATCAGCAGCCTCATCAGTATCTACAAGAAAATCACCTGTACCCCTATGCACTAATTCTGTAGATCCATTTGCGCCAGCTCTTCTTTTAATTTGAAAGCCTCCGCTTGTGTAAGTTGTGTCAGCAACAATATTTATGTTTGAATCTTGGTCATTTAATAAATTAGTTTTAACGCTGAAATTAGCTTGTCCCGAAGCTGGTATAACATCTAATATCCCTTTTATAAGAGTCCCATCAGTTTTAAATTCTGCCATCAAAACAGAATTATTTTGTACCCCAATTACATTAGTTCCACTTTTAAAAAAACCTGTTGCGGCTTGGTTTTCAAAAGTATAAGAAGGTGTCCCAAGTGATCCATCAGGGCCAAAAAAATTACCATTAGTTAAACTTATAAATTTTATTTGATCACTAGCATTTGATTTATAAAAACTCATTTTTCCAGATGATGCTTCATCTGCATACCACATATATTTATATTTCTGAGTTGGTGCGCCACTAGAAAAACCATTATTGATACTTATTGCATCAAAAATATTATTTAAATCAGTTCTTACCGCTGAACCCGAAGCATTATCAACCACAAAATCTGCTGGTTTTGCCATTTTTTTCTAAGTTTTTTTTATTATACTACCCTGCACCAAATCCAACAGCATTGTAAGTAAATTCCCTAGCAACAAAACTTGAACCATTTTTTATGCTCACTACAAAATTTGCAGAACTAACACTGTCAAGAGTGAAAAAATCCCCTGATTGAGCATTATTAATATTTACAGTAATTGAAGGTTTGAACTTGTCAGTTCCACCGCCTATAACTGAAGTTCCTAAAAAGAATTTCTTTTTAAAAGTCACAGTAGTAGCACCACTATTGGAACTTGTGAGTATTCCGTTTGTTGCATTCGCATTTTCAATACTATTTTCTACTCTTCTATCAAAACGAAAATTGACGCCAAGTTGCGCAATATCTACATTTTCATAAGCACTATTATTATTAATTAGAATTTTAAATGCCAATTTTCTTGCAATAATATCTGTTCGATCAAAATTAACAAAATTTGTAGGAGTTGATGAATCTTTCGTTGATGCGACTTGAAATGTGACTTCAGCTGTTTCACCAGCTTCGCCTGACCCTACAAAAATACTTTGAGGCCAAGTATCTATAGGATCTGTAAAAGAATCCCATACACTGCCAGTGTTAAATCCTGTTTTTAAAATATGGGGTTCAATATGAAATCTAAAAGGTGCGGCTAAATCTATTACGTTTGCAGCAAAAGTATAATCTCCTGTTTGAGAAATGCCAGCGGTCACTAAATCAAGAGTCGCAAAAGTTGTACTGGAAGTGGCTAAAGTATCGAAATTAGTAATACTGTCAATCGTAAGTCCAGCTGTTAGCCTTAAACCATTTATATTGCTGTCAAAAGTTGTGTTAGTTTTAGCCCCTGCAAAGCTACCTGTATCTTCTCTTATTTGCGCTGCTAATAAATCATCTCTAGTAACTGTTCTGTTGACAATTACAGAAACAGGATTTAAGGATTCATTTCTATTAACGTCAACAAACTTTAAAAAATATTCTCCACTTTGATAATCGTTGATTATTATTTCGTCAGAGTTACCCTCTACTTCTTTAATGTCAGCAGCTGCATTATAAGTACCCGCACCTGTTGTATCTGAGTGATATTTGACTTTTACAAAGCCGCCAAATTGTACATCTTTATCTTCTGTAAAATCAAACCTTAAAATTAAATTATCACCACTTTCTTCTGACCTTAAGCCTGTCACATCAGCTGGTATAGCATCTAAACCTTGAGCTACAAATGTTGCAGTTGCTGGATTAAGCGGGTCTGCTCTTCCAAAAACATTAAGGGATCTGACTTCAAAGGTGTAAGTGCCAACCGAATTATTTTTAATAACGAATGAGTTTGTTCTTGTTGTTTCGACAAATGGCCCATTACCGTCAACAAAATAAACTACTTGATACTTAGACGCGGTTGATTCAAATGACCAAAAAAGCTGTAATTCTGTAGTCGCTCTACCGTTAACAACAATTAGCTGTTCTTTTATTTCTTGGATTTCTGGGTTTATAGGTGGTGTGTCAAGTGTTGTTGGTGGTCTTCCTACGTTGATTTCGCTTGAGGCAGTGTCTACAAATGTATATTTGTTCTCATCATAAAAAAGTGCTGTAATGCTAAAGGTAAAATCAGAATTTTGTTTAATGTTTGTTATTCTGTATTTCCTATGTTGAATAGCAGCTGTTTTTACAGCCCAGATAGATCCCGCTTGTGGTGCTGGATTGAAAGCAGAAGATACCGTAACTGTACCTGTCCCAGTATTTTTTGATTGAACAGTCCTTTCTTGGACTGCTCCTGTTGTATCAATTATTAAAAAAGTATCTCCGACTTCACCAAGACTTGTGTTCGTGGTGCTATCAACAACAACGTCAGCCCCAAAATTAGTAATACTCTTTATTCTGCCACTAGCTCGAATTGTTTCTTTTAATCTGTCTTGAATTTTTATAACCATAAAAGGTTCTAATACAGCAGCAGCTTCTAAACCACAATCAAACGTAACAATGTCACTTTCTAATAAATTTGTATAAAGAACTGATCTAGCTAACCTCAACGCTTGGTCTCTATCAGTTGTATATAGAGCCTGTATATTAGATTGATTTAAACCATAACTGGTAATAAAACGTGTATTAATTTGATCGCTGGTAACAGTTATTTGGTCATTTTCTTGTATTTCATTGTTGAAATATGTGCAATTTATTTGTGTAAATTTTTTATCTTTTTCAATCCCTGCATAATTAAATTTTCCATCAATTACATTTGCGTTTGTAAAAAAATAAGACGTAACTGTTTCAGCTTTGTCTAAAGCAATTTTTATTTGACCGTTTTTATAGAAAATAGTAGCTCTCATTAGTGAGGCTATTTCTTTAATTAGATCTAGAGCCTTTCTTCTTCTATTTATGACACCATTAAATGAATATCTTGGGGTAGTCTGTCCTGAGACTGGTGTCGAGCAATAAACACTAGCTGCATAAAAAGACGCTTTATTGATTTTTGAATCATCTAAATCAAGACCATAACTTTCAGTTAAAAGCGAGTATAAAATCCAAGCAGGGTCTGTTGTCCAAAATTTGTCTGTAGTGCCATTTCTTGTGCCAGTTATTGCACCAAATGTGTAGCCTGATGGGTATATAATCCGACCAGTTGTAGCAGTGTCAATACTTACACCAGTTGGGATCCTTATTTTTATTCCTCTTATGAAATACATTCTTTGTGGTATCTGAGGAAACTGCTCCGCAGAATACCGCAAACCGAAATAAGCTGATTTTGGAAATGAAGAAAATTCTCTATTATTTGGGATAACACTTTGCAGTCTACTAAATGAAAATGCGGTAAATCTTCTAGATCCCTCTTCATAAACATTTATATTTTTTACGTCTCTTCCAACTTCTATGTCAGCAAAAGGGTGTCTTCCAATCGTTTCATTTGCCCGAAATTCAAGATCACCTCTTAAAACTGATATTGTTAATGGAAAATTACCAGCAATATTTGTTTCTGAATCAATCATGTCTGTTGGTAAATCTAAACGATAATCTCTGGCATAAGCACCAACAGAAACAGCATTTAAAATAAAATGTTTATCTACTCTTCTAACTCCATCTTTATTGTCAACTCTCATGTAAATTTCAAGCCTTCCAGATTCACCTGCAAACCTACCGTTGTTGATTCCTAGTCCTTGAGAACTACCGTCAGTCGGATGTAGTTGTCTTAAACTTGCCCAACTTAAAGTAACAATAATTGCTGTTGGGGTATCATTTATGGTTAATCCTCTTTGTACAGTTCCTGAAACTTTATTTGCTTCTATATCTCTATTGTTTTTTACTATTGCTGGTGTTAATGTTTCAGACCTTCTCAGTTCATCAACGCCTGTCATTGCTTGCTGTGGGTCTTCACCTGTCCTTATTGATAGAAATGTATTTTGAATATTCAAGTTGTCGCTATTTGGTCCTCTTATTGCTTGCCCATTTAAAAAAATATCTCGTTGTGCTTTTTTAATATATTCCGCTTCCTCAGCACTATTAAAATTAACAACATCATTACTAGCTGGACCTAAAAGACTCCTTGGTATTGGTAAACCACTTTTAGATGGTGTGGAAAAACCTTCAATTTCAGCACCATCACAAACTAAATCAAGAAACGTAAAATATTGAATTGCCTTGATAAAATTATTAGGCAAATTTTCTGTTGGTATTATGGCTGGTAAACTTGTAATTTCTCTAGCCATAAATTTATTTAATCTGGATCAGGAAAATTTCTTACTTCCAGTGTATCAGCACCTGCACTTATTACCACTGACCCGACTAAAAATTCCCCAAAAACTAAGGGCGCAGCTCCGCCAGATTTTGTTGTATTTGCCGTCTGATTACTTAAAAAAGATGCGACTTGTGGATCAGTTGTAACGTCAGTTGCTGTAGGTGTAGGGGCCAACATATCAGAAAGAAAACTTAATGCACCAACCGCTAAAGCAGATTTAAACGCAGCCATTGCGGTAACACTTGTATTGATAAATCCAGCAAACAAAGTTCCAAAAAAAGCAAAGAAAAAATTACCACTGATAATAGGAATAACTCTTATGTCACCTTCTGTGTTTATCAACATAGTTTTAAAAGTTATATCTTCTTCGCCGATAAAAACGCTGTAACAGGCTTCCGCTAAATGTTGCTGACAATCTGGAAAATTAACTTTTATAAAACTAAAAACTTCATCTACGTTAGAAACATCAGCTTTAAAATCTTTTACACCGCAAATTTTTTTTAAAGGTCCATATAAAATAATTTTTGTTTTCATAATGCTGTCTCCTCAAAATGCCATTTGTCGTCCTGTATAGAATAAATATACCAATCTAACAAATATACCTTGCAATTCTTTTTATCTGCTTCTGATGGATCTGCGCTGCCTTCTACATGAGAATGGATAACGGCTAGTATGTCAGCCCCACTATCTTCACAAGCTGCATAATCAAGCGGATTTATTGCAAAGGTAATTTCTTCATCAACATGAGAAGCAATATTTTTACAAGGATAAAAAAATTCATCACCTTTTTTTTCTATTAAAAAGCCACAACCTTCAGCTGGTGAACAATTCAAGAAATGTTTTTTTGCCTCTTCTTTCCAGTTCATATAAATACAAAAGTACCTGTTGAAGGAAATCTATCTTTGGTTATTTGTTTTCTAGGTAAAAACAAATCCTCAAAATCAATGGTATTAACTAACTCAAAACTACAAATTTCATTATTTTCAACAATTTTTTTGTTTATTTGAAAAATGTGTCTTTCTAATTCTTTCGTAGGGTCTGGCGTCCCAAAAGGATTTGTATTGTTAGTAAAATTATCAGCATCTAAAAAACGAGCCATTGTCCTTATTCTTGTAATTGTGGCTTTTTGTAGATCGTTAAATGGTGTAATTTGATTGACTGCTTCAAAAATTGCTGAGAAAACTGATGTTGCATTTGCAAAAGTCATCGTAGGACGAGCCATAACAGTGTTATCACCTGTTTCGAATCCTTCTGCTTGGCAAGCTATTGCTGTGTATGAATTACCCTGCCATTTTATGTCTGTGTTTATCTGGTTTGTACCGTTATGAAATCTATACAAAGTTGTTGGAGAACCGATAGCACTAAAAACATGAATTTGATCTACTAGATCTAATTGAAATAATTCTATTATTGAAATATTGTCTAATTTTTGCAGTTGTTCTATTGGGATCGTCATGGTTGAAATACCTCCTCAAAAGTTGCTGAAATAGTTACTCTATTCAGATATACATTTGTTCTAGTATATCTTTCGCAGATAAATTGTCTTGCTGTGCTTGTAGCTGGTGGAGTGAACGTAAAACTTGCGCTATCTTCTGCCCTTGCATCAAAAAAATCTAAAATCTTATCACCGTCAGAAACAGACACAACGAAAGTTAAACTATACGATTTAGGATTCTGATTCAGGCCAGACGTATTGCGTGACTTATAGCCGTCCCCAAACTGCACAGTAATATTTCTAGGTGAAGCGGACTCAACAGAACTATAAGTTGGTGTTGTCGCCCCTGTAGTAGTTCCTCCTCCTATCGTGTCATTAAAAGTAGCCATTACCTTAATAAACCTCCACTACGTTTTTGTTTAACAATTTCAGCTTGTATGGCATTTGCAAGAGCCTCTCCAAACTGCTGGCCTTCATTGTCAGATTGAACATTAGAACCACTAGCATCTACGCTAATACTTATATTATTTGTAACAGATTCACCGCCTTTTATTTGATTGTTTGGAATAATATTGCCACCTTTTGAACCCATTTGCAAAATTTCAGGCCCACGTTCACCTACAACAAATGCACCTCCAGAAGGTACTGGCCCCCCTCTTTCTTTACCAAATAAACCACTTAGAAAACCTCCACCAAAGCCTTTTCCACCAGTAAGCATATTACCAATTCCGCTAATAGCTTGATTTATTGCTAAATCTAATAATTTATTTTTTAAATTACCTAACACGTTTGACAGTGCTTCTCCAAATGACTTACTGCCATTAATTGCTTCTCTAAGATTACCAACCAAGTCATTTCTTACCGATTCACCAATACCTTTAAAAGTTTCTTTTAATTTTTTAGCCTCTTCCGTTAACTTCTCTTCTTTGGGCTTTATTTCATCTAGGCTTTTTTTGATTTGCTGATTTGTAGCAACTATATTATTTTTTGCATTAAGTTGTTTAAGAGCTTCCTCTGCAATAGTTTTTTCAACACCTGAAAACTCAATCACACCTTCTTTTAATTTATCAAGATTTTCTTGCGCTCCTTTTAAAAAATCTTTTCCAAAGTCTGTAATACCTTTTATGTTTAAATCTATCTCAGGCAATTCAAGACCGCCTAGTAATCTTTTCAAAGGTTCTGGTATAAAACTTACAATTTTTTCAAAAGCTTGTCTAAAAAAGTCAACAATATTTTGAGCAAGACCCCCTACCGTTTTTCTAACACCATTAACAAAACCAGCTACCACTTTAGCAGCGTTGGCAATAACTCCACCTATAACTTTCCCTATAAACTCTGCTCTTGCAGTAGCTTCTGTAATTGCTTCTTTAATTCCTATCCACCCTTGTTCTAAATTTATCAAAACATTAATTGCTTCTATCCCTAAAGCTTTACCAATGACAGAGCCTATTTGTTTAACAACTCCTACTATTATTCTTATCGGAACTAGAGCAACTTCAAATGCACTTTTTAAAGCTTCAACTGTAACAGCAGCAATTTTAAGTGATTCTCTTATAACTATCCCAAACTCAGATCCTACGGTAGTCAGGTTTGTAAAGGCTGTTCCAAGTCTTGTCAGTTGTCCTTGAATTGTATTCTGTGCAGTAAAGGCAGCTTCAGCAGCAGTGCCTTGAGCTTTTGCTTGATTTTCTAGGTTTTTATTAAAGCTTACAAGTTGGTCATTTAATAAAGGTAGTATTGCTGTTCTTGCTTCAACAGATCCAAAAAACTGAGCAAGGGTTTCTTCACTAGCCCCACCTTTTGCAACAAGATCTTCTAATACTCCTCCTAATCCTTTTGTACTTAAAGCTGTAGCACTAAAATCTATCCCCAGTTTTTCAGCCGCTTTAGCCGCCTCACTGGTTGGTTTTTGTATCGCAGCAATAACTTGTCGTAGTCCAGCAAAGGTTGATTCAACAGGAACACCAGTGGCAGTGACAGTAGATATTGCAGCATTAAGTTCTTCTATCCCAACACCAGCACCAGCCGCTATAGGTGCTAGACGACCTATCTGCTGTGCGTATTGATCAACAACAATTTTACCGTCATTCTGTGTTTGTATAAATCCATCAACTAACTTAGCCGCCTCATCAGAACTCTTACCATAAGCATTTAGAACAGAGGTTGTAGCATCAGCAACAGTAGCTAATTCAGAAAAACCACCAGTTGCACCTAACTGAGATGCCTTTAATACATCTGTTAGTTCAGCAGTTTCACCAAAGCCAGCAGATGCCACATCATAAGACGCTGCTAACAAATCTAAAGATGATGCCTGTCCACTTAATTCATTTGATAAACTTGCAAGCTTTGGCTGTAGGGCATCAGCATCTACTCCTAAAGTTTTAATTTTTGCACTAGCAAAGTCTTGTTGAGCAAGATTTCCAAATGTTTTTGTTAATGCAGCTACAAAAGTTATCCCAGCAGTAATTGGGCCTAAAGCTGTGGCTAAAGCAGCCCCAGCAGTTCTAAAACCTACAGCCGCCCCTTTAGCACCAGCACCAGCACCAAAAAATCCTTTGCTTAGTATTGGCAAAGCTTTATTTGCGTCTTTAAGTTTGCTATTTGTTCCGTTTACAGTTTGATTAAATTTTTGTGCCTGAATATTTACATTCTTTAACGCTGTTATAGCTTGAGTAGCTCCAACTCTTAGTTCTACATTGGAAACTGCCACGACTAAACAATAACTCCTTTAACTATACTTTGATTTGCGTCTGAGTGCATCTGCCTCTTTCTTTTCTCTATCATACTTTAATTCATAATAGCCAGCAAAAAATATCAACTCTTCTTCTGTTAGTTGTTGTCTTAATTCACTAATTGTTTTACCTAATTCTGTTGCAAGGAAGAACTCAAAATTTAACCAGTTATCCCCCTTTAAGATTCCTTTACGTTATCAATAGTTGCGTTTTGATTTACACCAAATAAAAACAGTTCGATTTCATTAAGAACATTCTCTGGTAAGTCATTTTGTAAATTACCAAACTCTGCTGGGCTAAATGCTTTAGATCCATCTTCATTCTCTGCTAACTGACAAAGCATATGAGTAGAAACAATTAAAGGATCATCACTACCAGCCCTTTGCGTTGCTCTGGCCCTGTCTGCCCTTGTAATAGCCTTGAAATATAAACTGACTACAGTTTTGCCGTTATCATCTTTAACGTCAAATTTTCGCCTTTTTGAAAGATCAAATGATTCCTTTAAAAGGTCGAGGGTTCTTTTTTCTGCCATAAATTAAATGCGAAGTATTTTTAATTTACTATATGTCTGAAGTTATTGCACCTGTTGTCTGGAATGAAATGTTTACTAACTGAGTCTCTCCAAGTGTTGCACCATATTCAGCACTTGTGATGATTCCAGAAAAAGCTAACTTTTTAGAACTAGCTGAACTATC